AACAGGAACGAGTTCAGGAGCTTGTCCATGTCCGCGATGCCCGCGATCACCGTGAACCCTTTGTCGTTGTAGGGCGCGAACCCGCCGGGCGCGAACGTCATCTTGTCCGCGCCGTCAAAGATGAGCGACTGCTCGCCCGTCGTATCGTCGGCGATCACGGGGCGGAGGTCGACCTCGGCCTGCACGAGGAGCGCGCCCTCTTTGCCTGCCCATGAGGCGGGGTCGGTGGCATCGCTCGCTTCCCACCATCCGCCGAGGTCGGTGGCATCGCTCGCTTCCCACCATCCGCCGAGCGTAGGCAAATCCCTCAGAAAGATACTTCGCTGGAAGATGTGCTTGGCCATTACTTTAGGAGTACGGAGATGGTTGACTCACCGGCAGTAACGCCGTTCTTGTTATGCAGAACTCGAATGTGTGACATATGTTCACATTCACTCTCATAAAGAACGGCGGTGGTTCCGGCTGCTAGCCCAACATTGGTTGCCAAGACATTTGTTCTAGGATCATTACCTCCTTGTAGAAACTCAACCTTATAATCACCTGCCTGGGAAAGCGCTGTGGCTAAAATGGTTAGTCTTGTATGGCCTCGCACATCAATCCACCCGTCGGCATCCTGTTTACCGTGTATGGAGAATGGCGAATAGTTTGTAAATGTGACAGGAAGCTCAGTCTCAGCTTGCACAATACTTGTGGCGCGATATTCGAAAGCGCCTGCGATTACTTTTGTTAGTGCAAAATCACTCATCTAATTACCATTTTTTACAGGACCGATGTGCTGCTTTCCATTTTGGTCCGGGGTTGTCGCAATAACTGTACAAGCTTTCCTGTGCAGCCTTTTTTCTAAGAACTGTCTTGGCTACCCTATAAGGAGCCGCTACTGCAGAATGCATGGCGCTTCCAACGCTAGAGGCTGCGTTCAACATATGGCCTGCAGGAGCCAGCATATGCTCGGCTACCTCGCCAGGCTTTCCTTTGATGGTCTTTTCTAATTTTTTATACGCCTTCTTGGCTTTTTTCTCTCGGCGCTCTTTGGCACTTTCGTCTTCGTCTGCCTGTTTGTTGAGTTTTGGCTTTTTTTGAGCCAGCTCTTTAATCTTCTTGAGATTATTATTCTGGGCAGACTGGTTGATTTTTTTTGAATCTGGGGCTTGCTTTGGCGGATCGTATCCGGTGTAGTTAGATATTTTTAGCAAGACCCTCATGATCAATAGCCTTCGCGCTTGGCCTTCAGTGCTTGGAACATGCTCTTGATATCCTTTTTACCCGACACTGCCTGGCCTGGCTTTCTTGCATTTAGCTTGTCTACAGACTGAGACTTGCTAACAGCTTCGCGCAGCTTTGCTTTGTTAGACTTTGGTCTCTTGTTTTTGAAGTAAGACAAAAAGCCGCCGCCTGTATCCTTGGCTGAGCGACCTGCATCACCCACCCTCTTCTTGGTTGAGCGACCTGCATCACCCACCCTCTTCTTAACTGCTTGACCTTTGGCCTTCACTTGAGTTTTGGCAGAGCTGTACATATTTTTACTTTTACCCACGACGTCAATATTAGGATCTTTGCCTGCAATAGCCCGGTTCATTCGGTGTCGAGACCCAAAGGAAAAAGCATTTTTTTCCATTGCTGTTTCTTGAATTCTTTTCATTTTAATATTTGTGACTGTCCGCGTCACCCTCTTCTGGTTCTTGTGAGTGCATGATAACCCACTCAACGTGAATTAGGAGGTCGTTCTCTTTTGTCCACGTCTTAGTTATAGCATTGCCCATAGGGTTAAGCATAATTTTTGAGGTAGGTTCATATGGATACATGCTCTGTATCAGCTTGTTATAATCGTCGGTTTGATCCAAGCCGTTTAATGACGATATTACAAAAACCTTAGAGTGAAATTCACATATATCCCAATCCAACTCATTGTCTGCAATGTAGTTTGGATTCAACGATGGTGATACTTTAGCTTCGCTTCCCATTTACTTTCTCCTTGGCGGTTTAACTTCTGGATTTGGTCTTGTGTCCGGGCCACTTAGTTTGGCTTTACCTCTACCTCGATTAATTCCCATAGCTTCTGAAACCATTGTGGCAAGCATTGGGTCTTCATCAAGTAGTTGTTGTAAGGCTTGAGCCTTGAGTTCTTTTGGCAGCATAGTGATTCGTTCTGCCATCTCTTTAGGCGACGCACTATTGAGCCTTAGCTCTGTGAGAATATCCCTTCCGGCACTATTGGGAGATTCTTGCCCTACCAACTCAGATAATCTCTCCTCAACTTTCTGGGCAATAATGGGTGCAGACTCATGCAATCTCTCTATCTTCTTAGTTCGAAGATCGGGTTTCATTGTAAGGAGTTGTTGCACCAGACCTTCGACTACGGGAGCTACCTGGAACTGCTCTTGAGCGAGATCTGTCTTAGTGTCTTTCTGTTCTGCCGAGGCTTCTGTCTTTGCCACCTCAGCTTCTTGTGCCCTACCCTCCAACTCTGCTTGAGCCTGCTCAGCCTCTGCCTGTTGTTGTTCCTGTTCTTCTTGTTGTTGTTCAACGGCCTCGTAAGGAGCATCTCCTTCAAGATGACCTTTAGCGGCTGCTGCATGTTGATTGAGTTCCTCAACCATATGAGTGGTTGATTCTGCTCGGGACTGTTGACTGATTTGCCACTTAACAGCCTCCAATCCAGCCTTGGCTTCTGTAAGAGCTTCCTTAACCATGAGGTTCTGAATCTTCTCAGTTTCGTTGTTCACAATTTCATGTTGCTCTTCCCAATCAAGATCCATCCTGTCTAGGATTTCCTTGAATGATACATGCTTCATCTGTGCTAACTGCATCAGCATCGCGAGCATCTGAACGTCATCGGCCATCCTGAATGGCTTGAAGCGAACGTCAGCTTCAGGAATTTCTGTAATCTTAGATGTTTCCTTAACAACAAATCTTAATAGCTTATTGAGCGCTCTGAGATATGACATCATCATATTCTCAAGCATTCTAAGCTGAACGCTACCTCCCGACCACGTCATACCGTCACCAAGAAATCCTTCTGGAACTCCGGTGGAACCGATAATTTCTTTGATCGTAAGCTCTCTAAGATTGGCGGTAAATAATCTTTGAGCATCACCCCCAATCTCTGCGACACCAACAGGGAAAGGCACTGGCATAAGAGCATTCTTATCGTGCCTAAATCTACGAATAGATCTGCCAATGAAATTAGAGAACTTCGAAAGAGAGATTGTTCTAAATGGATCGTTTGATGTTGCTTGAGGGAACACAAATCTGGCCGGTACGGTTCGCTCGTTAGCTACCGTCTCATCTGCCTTTTTGTATACCTGATTGAGATAGGCATCCTTAAGAGCTGCCATAATGATAGGCAAACCCCAGTGCATCCTACGACCAGAGAGTGTTGGCTCCTTGAGGTGAAGGATTTTACCTTTGGCAAACTTGATTTTCTTTTTGTTAATCGCAGCCCTTACATATACCCAAGGGGTAGAATCGATAAAAGCTCGGTCTGGCTTGTTATTATTTACCGCTTTCTTAAGCTCAGCAGGAACTTGCCTGTAGTACTCCGATTTGCCGGTTAGCGAGTTGTATCTAATGTGCATTTCCTGTGGAGGGATGCGCACAATTGCGATTTCTTCTACAGCTGTAATAGGGTTATCCCTACCTTCAAACTCGCTTCTTTTTTTACATCCAGGGCAATCGGCGTAAAACTTAGCGCCGATAATGTAGTAATTCAGTCTGCCCGCAGGCTGATCAACCTTACAGGATTTACACCGATATGATCTGACAAAAGGCTTGTGTATGGTAATGAAGCAATTACCATAACCCATATAGTCAAGGCCCATAGCCTCGGCTGTTTCGTATATATTAAGCTCATCCTCTAGAATGTGCTTCCACTTAGCCTCTAGAGACTTGTGGTTAGACGGAGAGTTTACGATTATGTTCGTAATGGGATATTTCGCCAACTTCTTGACAATAGGCGAAATTTGAGGATGGGTTGTAGCAAAGAGATACAGAAGCTCAAGAAGTTTCTTTTGAGACTTCGGTAGCTTTGTACTCGCAATATCTAAGAACGGATCAGGATATTGCTGCCGGTATGTACTGAAACTATTCTGGGGACTCACGCTTTGGCCTGATCAATAAATTCTTGTGTATGGTACTGGCATCTTAGCAGTCGCATGTATTGAACTACATGGTCTTGAGGAATCTCATCTTCTTCTTTCATTGCGCTCATAAGCTGGTCTTGTACCGAAAGGACTTCATCCCCCATCGCAAAAACCAACTCGTTGTAAAAAGGAATTTGAGCAAAACTTAATACGGGTGGCAGCATGACGTAACCGTCACGCACAGCCACTCCCGCAACATAAGTTTGAACATTATCGGACCATTCCTTCTCGGAGATGTATCGTTCAATTACTGCAACGCAAGCAGCTAAGTCATGGACTCTAGGCTCCTGGATATGTCCCCAATCTACCATCCTGCCCGCGAAGGCAAGGCACACCTTCTCAAAGACTCTAGGGCTCTTCCAAAACTCATCTGTCTTGATAAGAACCTTGAGAGCCATAATTTTATCTAGGTTAACTTTTGCAACCTCGATGCCGTCTGCCTCGATCGTTTGGGTGATCGTTTCAGGTTCCCAATCATGCCAGTCATCACCCCACTCACCGTCAAGGAGTAACATGATTTTGATAGGATTTGCATCGTCTGAGGCTAGCAAAGACAGTTTGGCTGAGGATGCTTTAACTAGCCCTCCACCCGATCTAGAAGAGTCTGTCTCTCGCCTCTTAACACCAATATCGGTTGGTGTACCTTGGAAAGATTCATATTCTTTATTTTGCTTCTCTTCTTGAGCTTGAACTTCTTCCTTGGCGTTATGCATAATCTGCATACGCATGTTTCTTAATCTTTCCTTAATGAGCTTGTCGGCAGAGGGTTTGGGTGCTTCATGCGATCCGTGGGTATCCAGGTCAGTGTCTCCAGATGATGTTCTGGTAGCACCTCCAAGATTTTCACCGCCCGGTTCTGGAAAAAGAGGGTACTCAATATCTGATGGAGAGTACTCACCGTTAGGTGTTGCACCCTGCTCGTCAGCTTCTTTTACGAAGGATTCGTAGGTGTCTGCGTATGCAGCGCTCTTGCCTATTCGTGCAATAGAAGCGCGCTCTGACTCATAGTCTTCCACACCTCCAGCGTCGGATATAGGCACATCTATACCACCTCCTGCTTGATGCGCTGGCTTATGGCCGGGGTTAAAGCCTTCTCTATTCCATACACCTATAGAGGCTTTGTTCGGATCGAATTTATTATTTCCCATGAACGTGATCTTCCACGATGTTTCTTTGAGCAGTGGGTAGAGTTGGGATTACGACTTCTGGATCTTCTTTTATGGAGTTGATGACATCTTCTTCAAATGGCAGCTCATTCCAATTTACTGAATCCCAATCAGTTCCTGCCTGCTTTTCCACATCAAAAGGGTTAGTGTTAAAGCCATTTAGAACACTCTCGACGGGGTCGGGTAGCTCATTACCCCAAGCATCATCTAGGCCAAATTCTCTGTCAAGGTTTTCGATAGCCTCTGCAATCTTTAGCATGTCGCTGTAAGATTCTTGGTTGAGCATTGCTACCTTAATGCCCTCCATTCCATCAACATAGCCATTCAACTCATCATTGTCCAGGCTCATTCCCAATTGTTTGATGAGAGCCAGCCTTAAGTCGATGGCCCCGCTGGCGTGCTTGGACATATCGGTAGACCCAAACTCCATGTTGGATTCTATATTGTGATATTCGGCAGCTTTTTCGAGTTTTGCCGAACAGAGCATTCGTTCGGATGCGGGCCACATTTGCGCATTCTTGCTGAAAAGCTGAATGGATGCGAGTGTCTGCTCTGGGGTTGTCACAGGAAGGTTATCATCTGCGTCTGCATACACCTCTTCAACATAATCGTCCTGAACGTTTGCATTCTTAATGAAGTCTTTGAAGTCTTGGGGTAGAGAAACGTTGTGTGCGATCCTATACTCTTGAAGTGTCGTGGCAATCTTAACGATATCCTCAACATCATCAATGGCATCTTGTCCGAAGGCAAGGAAGTACATTGAGCTAGCTAGAGTGTTCTCGGGGGTATCTACGGGATACCTTGCAATTTTGTCGATTCCGTCAGTCAGGTTAATGATGCAGGCGGTCTTCTCCACATCCAAGCCCACATCTGGGGTATCCATATGAGAGGGCCAAAATGCCGAAATGAGATCCCAGCCTGCACCGGGATCATCCTGGCGATCTAAAATTAGTCCTGCAACCTTATTAAATTTGTACACTTATTTCTCCGTTTGCCATCTGGTAGCCTTCCATGAGGTCATCGTATCTAATGCCTTTCTTTAGACATTCAATGAACTCTGCAGTTTCTTCGAAAATCACGCCTTCCGTGATCTCTCTAAGATTAGCATATACAGACCTAAAGCCGTCTGCATCGAAACTGTCTGCGGTAATAACTCTTAGCCACAGCTTGTGTTCTGTTAGGGCGTTCTCTATCGACCGAAAGGTAATTCGCGGTTCAAAGTAACCTAAAAAGACGCGCCTCTCTCTCAATACAGTGACAGGTTCGCCTTCATCATTGACCTCTTTGACTTTAAAGTGACTCACCACTGTCATCGAGTTTACTAACATCTTCTTGGGTTCTAGGTGTTTCATTCTTTTCGAATGCCTCTGTTCCGTGTACTGGACACTTGTTGACTGAGCCGTGATTTTCGGCGACTTTACCACAAATAGAACATTGTGTCACTGCTGAAGCTGTTTTGATTTTAGATGTTTCTACTGCGTACTTTTCCATTATGTATCCTGGGGTTTTTCACCATCTTAACACATTATAAATGTGGACAAAAAAAAGGCGCTATCCTGAGATAGCGCCTTGGCTCTAAAGGTTAATTGTACAAGCCTCCCCGTCACAGAACTTATCGTCTGCCTCGTGGTCGATTTTTCTTAAGTCCATATCCTGCAATTTATTAACTATCTCCTCATATTGCTCTTTGGTAATCTTCTCGTAGGGAGCTTGCTTGTAGCCATGTTCAGATACAGGCACAAAGCTGATACCCTTCAATCGGTCCTCATAAGCCTCTAAGACTCTGGCAATTTGGTCTCCCTCTTCTGAGGTAAATGACACAGAGCATGAAACCTGATTGTCTGCCCAATAATGTTGATGAAGGGCCGCAAGGTTTACTTGTTCCCAAATAGAAACATCGTCCTTGCCTCTCTCAAAGTACTTGTCGAAGATAGGAAACTCAATAACTTTTGAGCTGGGGTGATAAGCGCAATCTTCTACTGTATAACCGGCGTTCTGGCAGTTCTTCCAAATAGGAGAAGTGTCCGCAACTCGAACTCTTCGAATGTAGTAACGAGCATGGCCGTAATGAATCCCAGGCGTAGCTCCGGCAAGCAGGCTAACAGTTCCGCTCGGTTTAACCGATGTGGTCTTGATGCTTCTAGGGATGCAGAGCCAGTCAGAATAAATAAGATCTAACTGTTGAATGTAATCGTAACCGCTGTCACACCACGCAAGGTGCTCTCGTAGGCCCCGCTTAGCAATGTTCTGTGCAATTCCTGAAATAGAGTCACCAATCCTTCTATTGCGAAGCATTACCATATTGGTAAGTGGGTCGTGCGTTGGCACGAGGGTGACCGTCTTGGCATACATATACGAAAACTTTAGTGTTCGCTTAAAGTCTTCGAAGGTTTCATGTCTGGCTGGGAAGTTTTCAACGAGACAGCACAACTCTCTGTCTTCCAGGGTTTGCTCAAGACAAGGATTTCCACCCTTAGCTCTTTTGTCCTTCCAGTTAATGCCGTCTTTGAGACGCCCGTATTTTTGCATATTATCGAGCCATGCAAATCCGGGTTCTCCATTCACCCGTGTGCGCTCGGCTGCCGAATTGTAGTCCATGCCAACTTGAGCAAAGATTGAGTTGTTGGAAGCCCATCGATGGCTTTCGACCTTTTCTTGATCGAGCTTAAGGTTTAAGAACTCCTCATCATCATGCCTTGCAAAGGCGATCTCAGCAGTCCTTCTAACGCCCCCCGCTACAACACACTTGCCGGTCATATTCATCAAGTCGGTCGTAATCGTTGAATTCATTTTATCGCCGACGTGCATCATCAACATCGACTCTATGCTGGATAGCATTTCTTGCAGCGGTACCGGTCCTGAAGCCACTCCTCCAAAACCTTTAATCAAAGAGCCTTTTGGTCGAATAAGAGAGAAGTCCCAGTTTGCCGGGAGGGAACCTTTTCCGCTAAATGCTGTAAGTAGTCTTCCTAGCGCATCAGCCCAACCTTCCCTTGAATCCTCTATAACATGAGTTTCATCTGAACGGCTTGGTTTCTGAATGGTCATTCGACCTTCACCGAGCGTGTCAAAACCTACACCTACACCGTACATAGACATTGTGAAGCACCAAACAAAGGGCGTCGCAAAGTCTACATCAATTGATTCGGTGGAAATGAAACCACAGTTATTCAGGCAAGCTCCACCTCGCTCATAAACAAACTCTGTCCCCATAGCCCACAAGCCTCGTCCCGGAGGAAGCCACTTGAAGTCGAACATGCGGTCGTATGCTTCCTGAGCAGATCGTTGAGCTTTTCGATTGTCCCAGTGAAGGCCCAGGCTTTTACAGTGAGCTTTTTGAATCGTAAACATACCCTCAATGACTCGACGACATGTCTGCCACCACTCTTCAGTTCCGCCTTCGGGTAGTGGGCGAGCGTAAGTTCTTTTGAAGGTAATATAAGAAAGAACCCCGAACCCCCAATCGGGCTCCACGTCTGAATAATCCTCCAAAAAGCCAGTGGAGAGTTTGAATCGTTGGATTTTGTCTACAGGAACAAGCATGTTTTATATCTTTAGTAGGATGGATTGAATTGCGAAATCTACTTTTGTGATGAACGATTGCATATCTGTTAAATTCCAGATTGTGCAGTCTACCATCCTACTCCAGTTCTCATCCATTTCCAACTCAGAAGCGTGATTGCTTGCTTTTAGATCTGCCCGCTTGATTCCAATCACATGACCGCCCATAGATTTGATGGCCTCAGATTCATTAAAGAATCTGCAATCATCAATCACGATTGAAGTTTCGCTTTTTTCTGCCCGTGACTTTAAGTTCTTGATCCACAAGTCTTTATCAAACTCTCTACCTACCTCAGTTCCCAGTCGTTGCAGAATTTCTCTTGGGGTGATCCCCCACCTTTCGTCAATCTCTTCCTTGAAAGGCATCTCATATACTTGCTGAGGAGATAGGTCAAACATGGTCATAGCCGCCTCTTTAAGGGGGCCTGCGAAAGACATTCTTGTATAGGGATACTTTCGAACTATGTGCTCCGCAGCGGTTGTCTTACCGCTCCCCTTTAATCCACAAAAAGCGATGATGGTCATTTGTCTACCTTGAGTACAAATCTAGTAATAGCTTCGGTGTTAACGGTAGATGTGCTTAGACGTCTAACGATTTTAAACGTGCCTGGTTCAGGTTTGGTGAGGCCTAAATGGTCCCACTCGTCTTCTACGTGACCACTCCAAGTTTTTGTTAGAGTTGGACAGCTGGCGTGACAGTTGGTGCATTTTATGCGCCAGGTAGAATTCAGCGTTCGACGGGAACTTGGGTCAGCAAGATTAACCTCAAGATCTCCTCCACAGTGGCAGGGGTGTTGTGTGTCGCAACACGAAGAAATTCCCTTTAATACTGAGCCGTGCTTCTTGTCTGAGTACCAGTGGTTAAGTCCATGTATATTGTGAACTGATTCCTTCTGGCAGTCTCTGCAATTAAAGTGTCTCCATTGGTGATTGCGATTTATCAAGGCATAGCCAAGGAGGGTTGATGAGGCTCCTCGGGGTAAAGTATTATCTGAAGAGCAGTAGGGGCATATGTCTTTTTTTACTACGGGGTGAAAATTACCACTCTCGCCTCGACGAGCCACCTCTAACATCTCAAGGGGTTCGTTGGGCGTCATAGAGTGAATGGGATGTTCCATGTCTGAGAATTCGGTCATACTGATATCGGGGCTTTGATTGAGGGGTGAGGGTTGTAATCAACCAGCTTGACGTCTTCTACCCCGAAGTCGAATACCTTGTCAACGCTAGGATTTAACCACAGTAGAGGTAGCTCTCTCGGGGCTCTTTCTAGCTGCTCTTTTACCTGATCTATGTGGTTCTTGTAAATATGTAAGTCTCCAAAAGAATGGATGAATCTACCCGCCTCTAAGCCTGTCTCTCGGGCCAGCATGTGTGTGAGAAGGGCGTAGGAAGCAATGTTGAAAGGGACTCCTAGAAAAGCGTCTGCGGACCGCTGGTACAGGTGACAGTCCAGGTGGCCACTGTTGCGCACGTAGAATTGAAACAGCAGGTGGCAGGGAGGTAGAGCCATATCTTCGATATCTGCAGTGTTCCACGCTGATACAACATGTCGTCTTGACTGAGGGTTGGTCTTGAGCCCTTCAATCAGATTGGCCAGTTGGTCATATTCAGTGTCGTATGTCTCAACCTCATGCTCGTCTTGTATGTCGTACGCCCCCCTTTGTTTACACAAGACATATTCAATCTCTTCCCCGCTCTTCCACCGACGCCACTGCTTTCCATATACAGGCCCCAAGTCTCCGTTCTCGTCAGCCCACTCGTCCCAGATGTGGACGCCGTGGTCTTGTAAGAATTTTATGTTAGTACCTCCCTTCAAGAACCATATAAGCTCTGCAACGACGCCTTTGAAATATAGTTTTTTTGTTGTGACGGCTGGAAAGCCTTTTGTAAGATCGTATTCTTCTTGATGTCCGAAAACGCTGAGAGTGCCGGTACCAGTCCTATCCTCTCTTTCTTCCCCAAACTTCAAGACATAATTAAGCATTTTCAAGTAATTTTTCAAAACAAAACCTGTAAAAAAAAGCCCCCGTTGTTTAGGCGAGGGCGTTTGAGTGAACTGTAAAAAAATCAGTCAGGCTGAATCGTGTCAGAGGCTTTGAAGTAAATCCTCTTTCGGGCTGGGATGACAATAGGTTCGTTTGTCTTGGGATTTCTGGCTTGCCTTTCAGCTTGCATCCGTGTGCCAAAGATACCAAATCCATAAACCTTCACAGTATCATCTTTAGACAATGCCTCTTTGATCGATGCAAAGAATGCGTCATGAACTTGTGATGCCTTCTGCTTAGTTAGGCCTGTACGTTCTTGAATTGATGCAACCAGTTCCTGCTTATTCATCTTCTAGCTCCTAATCGTCTGCCCATAAAAGCGCCTCCTGCGGCACCCATCATGGACTTAAAGTTAACACGCCGGACTACCCGATCATGTATATATGCGCTCCTGGCTTCCAAAATAGCCGGGAGCGCATAACCTACCATAGAACCTACTGCGGTGTAAAGGGTTTTTTTGCTAATAAGAGGGTTGGTGGGATCTTGTCGAGGCCCCGTATTAATACCTTCAGGAAATTCTCCTCGAAGGGGCGGGTCCGGCATTGTCCTCAAAACACGAGGATTGCCAAACACCAATTCATTTCTAGCGTATTTAATTAAGCCTTTCATGCAGTAAGTATATCATAGGGTAAAATCAGAACGGAATATCATCATCATTAAAATCAGGCGGCGAGCTTTCTTGAGATCCTCCTTGAGATCCTTCGCTTCCTTTGTTTTTGGTTGTGATGAACTGCACATTGCGAGCAACAATCTCGGTGGTGTACTTCGTATTGCCCTCCTTATCTTCCCACTCCCGAGTTTGCAACTTCCCCTCAACAAGAGCCTTGTCACCCTTACTGAGATACTTGTCGCACGTTTCCGCCTGGCGATTCCACACGACAACTCGATGCCATTCAGTTCGCTCCTGCTTCTCATCATTTTTGTCTACCCAACTCTCATTGGTGGCTAGACTAAAGTTGGCTACAGCGGCCCCACCCTCTGTGTAACGAAGTTTGGGATCATCACCTAAGTTGCCAAGAATAAATACTTTGTTCATGCTGCTACCTCTTTGGTAAGTTGCTCAAAACGAGCGAGGAACCATTTCTTCGCTAAGCTTGGGCTCAGCGGGTCTATAGTAGGGATAATTCGACTAACACGCAAGGGTATTTCCGCTTTTTCTATCACATCACCCCAGTCGTATCCATAGTCTCTAACAAGGTACTGCTTCTCTAGTACCAGCATCTGCAGGTCTGCTAACTTCACCTCTTTTGATAGCTCTTGAGGAAGATGAAACTTATGTGCGATTGCCGCCGCATAGATTCTGTCTTCAAGATCTTGGAATGACTTCTGACCTCTCTTGACCGGAGATGGCATGTCACCTATGTAAGCTTCGGTGGCGTCATGCATGAGGGCTTCAAGCTCAAAGCCTTCCGGTACGATGTATGAACAAAGTACGGAATGTTGAGCTACTGAGTAAAACTTCTCTACGTGACCGTTGAAGCGACATAGCATGCTAAGCGCGTGCGCTATATCTTCTAGATCAATCTGGTCTGGTTGGGGATTATAAGCTTGGAATACATTACCTTGTAATGTTTGCATCCAATGCTCAGGCATGTCTTTAGGCATAGTACCTCCTTGTGCAAGACATAGAGGGCCGGGCGGGAGTCGAACCCGCGACAATTCGCTTAACAGGCGAACGCTCTAACCACTGAGCTACCGACCCGATGCTTCAGTTATTGATTCTTTTTTTTGCCCTGTCGAGGACCGTTGACATACAGACCATTTTTATACTCCCAGCCATCTTCATCTACGCTGGTGAGTGGGTCAATGTCCTTTTCGGTAGGATACGACCCTTCGTGATACAGAGAGTAGTACGCCAGAACTCCTACGCACAAGACAAGACAAGAAGAAACCGCAATTATCGCTATCTGCATGAGACCCATAAAACCTCCTATTTGGTGATGGGTATTTGATTAAGCAAAGCCTACCATCGGGATCGAACCGACAACCTGCTGCTTACAAGGCAGCTGCTCTACCAGTTGAGCTAAGCAGGCATCAAAATCTCAAATCTTGATGTCAAAGTCAAATGTACTCCAATCAAAACCTAGAAACTTGTCGTCAAAGTCAAATGTACTCCAATCAAAACCTAGAAACTTGTCGAAGATCTCGTCACTAGACAATGTATTCTTAGGTCGATCTACTGTATATCTTGACCACTCTTTTTTTTCGTTAGTATCATAAATCCCATTACCCCTACAACGCAAGCAAGGTTTCTTCTCTGCTGAGATTTCACCCTCTTCATTCGTCATCATGATTAATGTTTGCGTGCCTTTACATGCCGGGCATATCGCGGGACTGACCATATCGAAGTAATTGAGAGACATTTGTATCAACTCGGTAAGTTATAGCTACTACCTACGTAGATTATAACTGCACGTTGATTGAAAAACAATTAAAATCTAAAGACTTCTACTCAAGAGCGAACAGGTCGCCCTCCAATCCACCATTGGTAAGCTGTGTTAACCCACCATCTACTGTGGCGGTGAAACGGGTTCTGACAACCCGTGGGGGTTTATCTCGGCCAGGCACGAATACGAGAGCGATTACATATCCCTCATACACGCCTTTTGAAATCTCTTCCTGAATCTCAACGCGGGTAATCATTGCGTGTTTTTTCTGAATAGCGCTGACAAGCTGGAAGTGCTGGTTAAGAACATCCTTGATGTACATCTCAACCTTAAGCTCATACTGGCTTCTTTGCGATGTATCGTAACTGTTGGCCTCCACTTGAGCCAAGTCTTTATGGGAAACGCAGCCGCATGTAACCAAGGCTGCAACAAGAGTAATGGTGTAAAATAATGATCTAAGCATGTCTTTTCTCCTAATGAAAAATGCCCTCACCCAGGGTTGTTGGGGTGAGGGCTTGTTGTCTCGTGTCTCGTGTCTACTAGTGCGGCTTCAGCCTAACCAACACTTTATCGACAACAGGCTGAGCACACCCGGTAGGATTCGAACCTACGACCTACGGATTAGAAGTCCGTTGCTCTATCCGCTGAGCTACGGGTGCTCAAGGGCGACTGCCCTAAAATAGCAGAACTGTCTGCCAAATACTATACCAAAAGCGCTTATAGGTAGGATTTCACAAAATCTCTAAGCTCGGAATGTTGAACTCCTACAGAAAGATCGTAATAAGGTATGGCTCCTCTACCTAACAAAAACAGCCTATGAGTCATTCCAACAACATGACCGTATCTATTAACGATCATTCCTCCAGAACTGCCGGGTGCTATTCTAAGGTGATAAAGATCCCACGTCAACGAATCATCTACCTGATATTTTCCTGAATAGGTCCCTCTGATAATAGGAACCATATGCCTATCCAGGTCCTCAAGTCCGTAGGGAGATGAGATGGAGAATACCTGCTCTCCTTTTACTGGAGGGGTAAACGACACGGTGGCAGGCGTCCCTTTCATTCCGGGTGCCAGAAGCATGCACATGTCAAGGTGAATGTTAAGTCGGATTATTTGAGCCTCGAAACTATCACCCCCAAGCTTCTTGACGGATGTTTGCTCAAACGGATTAGGGCTTACACATACGTGAGCTGCTGTAAGTATGTAAGCCCCCTCTTCCTTCGATGCGATTATGGTGCCAGAGCCAGAACTCATCTTGATTCCCGACATATGTTTTACCACCTTAACATATGAGTTTAAGGGTAAGTTGGGTTCGTACTCTGGTGAGTAAGTTGCACAAGAAGATGTGCAAGAAGAAATGAACAAAACAAATGCAAATAGTAACGTTTTCAACTTTTAACTCCTAGTAATATCGATTACTATATATAGAATAGCAGGACTAAGAGTTTTTTGATAAAAGTTAGTACCACCTACTGGGCTCGAACCAGTGACTTTCTGCGTGTAAGGCAGACGCTCTCCCAACTGAGCTAAGGTGGCATATTTTTTTGCAGACTTCGTATTAATGGGTGTACTATGATTATAGTATTTCAAGTATACTAACATCATAGAGTAAATAAATGAGCAAAACAAATGTAGATTCAAACGTTGATGCGGTTTTACCTGTTAGTCCTAGCTGGGCTGGCTCACCAAACAACGTCAAACTTCAGGTTGCTCTGGATGACCTCAAGAACTTCACTGGAGGAAATCCCGTATCTGTAGATAATACCGCGTCTCCATACGCAGTTGCATTAACGGATAATGTAATTTTGGTAGACGCTACTGCTGGGGCTGTCACTTTAAACCTACCTGCCGCTGCGACTGCAGATGGAAGAAGTCTCTTTGTAAAGAAGGTGGATAGCAGTATTAATGCTGTTACATTAGAGCCTGACGGAGCTGAAACTATTGAAGGCGCGGCCAATCTAAGTACGCTAGACGCTCAGTATGATGTCGTAGAAATCTTCTGCGATGGTACTGAGTGGTTTATTCTGTCAAGTCTTATCGCATAAGCTTCCCTACCCGCCAGGGAATGGGGAGGAGCTTCGGCTCCTCCCCTCTTTTTTTATTCGGGTGCCAGGATTCGAACCTGGAATACACGGTACCAAAAACCGACGCCTTGCCAATTTGGCTACACCCGAGTACAGCTAATTATTCCTTTTTTTTAACTTCTCTTTAGGCTTGTCCTAAGAACTGAGCCTCAAAAGGATCTTGTCCTATCATCTTTTTTCCTAACTCAACGGCATCTTCTTGAATAAGTTGCTCTAGAGTTAGGTCTAGCTGCTCTATCATCTTAAATAGGATTGCTCCTGTAGCCTCCGCATCATCTATAGCTCTGTGAGCATTTGTGAGCTGTACACCGAAGTGGTATGAAAGGCTTGACAGCTTCTTTGATTTAAGAACATCGTTAGGAATAAATCTTCTAGCGATGGCTAGTGTATCAAGTGTAGGCTTCTCTGGAAAGTCAAATCCAGATCTTTTTAACTCCGATTTGATGAAGCCTTTGTCGAAAGATACATTCTGTCCACACCATACCGGCGCTCTAGATAGCCACTTGTACGCATGAGGCGCGAAGTCTTCAAAAGGGATACCACCCTCGGCCATAGCCTGAGTGATGCCGGTTATCTCTGTAACCTTGGGTGGTATCTGGCATTGAGGGTTTATTATTTGACTAACCTTACCAATAACCTTTCCGTTGTCATCAAAGGCCACGCCACCAAACTCAATAATTCTATCCTTGTTGGGACTGAATCCTGTTGTTTCAACATCAAACGCTAAAATAGGCATTAGGTTCTATTGTGGGGTTTTTGTCAAAGTAGTCCATCACCTCTCGGGTGCTGGCGTTATGAAAGAACTTGCTCTGTCTGGCGATCTTAAGGAACACGTTCCCGGCCAGTTCAGCATCATCTCCGGCTCTGTGTGAGTTGCTGCCCTCCACACCGAAATGGTCTGCTACAACTTCAAGTGTATTTTTTTCCTGACCGCACGGATTCCTGATTGCCAGCTCCATAGAGCACCAGCAAGGATTGGTGATATAAGACCCTATATCAAAGCAGCCGTGTAGAAGGAAACCCATATCAAAACCTCTGTTGTGTGAGATTAAGATAGTCTCTGGAGTAAAGAACTTTTCGCTAAAATAGTCCATCATGTCAGATAGGGTTGGTGCGTCTTCTATCATTTCGTTCGAGATTCCATGAATGGCTGAAGCTTCATCTGGGATGGGAACTCCCTCGTTTAAGAAAAAAGATTCAGCCCTCATGAACTTCTTTTTGCTGATATCAAACTCAGAAAACCCAATCTCAACAATCTTACCTTCTACAGGGTCTACACCTGTAGTCTCCACATCGAAAGAAACTAACCTCTGTTGATACCAAGGCTTGTCCCAATCTATCTGGGTTTCTATGGCTGCGGCAGATGTGTTAATTGATGAAACGCTATCAATCATTGGTGTCTGCCTAAATCGATTCTGATAAATCGACCTTGCACTTTCAATTGCATCGTCTTCTGTTTCTGCTTCCAGGAAAATATGCTGGAAGTGAATTGGTTTGGACTTATTCCACTTAACGCTGTAGTAGCTTGAAAAAGTCCTACCTTTTACTATATAGGCCAAACCATCTCCTTTTCCTCTGAATCTTTAATTCTACCCAAGAATAGCTCAAACTTTGGCTTGTGCTCTACCGATCCGTATTGAGATGGGATAGATCTCAACTTGCGCAAGATCTTGTTGGCGCTTGACCTATCTTTTTCGAGCAACGCTTTCTGTAAAGCCAGTGGTACGACATGCATGGGTACCGATACTGCTCCGAAGTAACTAGCCAGGCTGGGCATCGTCTCTGGAGCGAGGTGCATCACTTGCTCCAGTTTAATAGCCAGTGCAGACGTAAGGCAAATCACATTCTGATTAACTAGATAGAGAGGATTGTCCTTGTCGAGGATAATGCACTCTAGCTCTAATACATCTACGCCGTATTGTTGAAGAACCTCCGAACCTTCTTTCTCAAAAAAATCGAGGAGGTCCTCATCTTCTAGCTCACACTTGATGTCTACAGCATGATTGCCTTCAGCGTCAGTAATTTTAGACTTCTCAAATCTAATTGCAAATTCTTTACCTTCGACAACTTCTCGTAACAGAAGTCTGCCGACTCGATCGGGCGTAAGGTTTTCTTCGCTAGTTATATGCAAAATGTGCCTCCAGGCAATGTGCGCTAGGTTTGTCTTTGTATAGACTAATTTCAACCTTAATAAAAACAACCCTAAACAGCATGTCGTTGAATTTTTGACTATCGTAGTCGTTGGGGAAAACGGATATATCTAAGAAGCTGCTCTCATCTTCCAGTTTGAGAAAGCACATAAGGTCATTGTTCTTTGTCGCTATCTCATTCAGGTCGGTCACAATACCACATAACCAAGAGGTAGATCCAGGAGTCATTCTCATTTCCTCAATCTTTTTAGAACCCATCTTAGACGCCTGCATTCTAAACTCGTCTGCAGGGTGGCCTGTCCTATACCTACCCAAAAATTCTCTCTCCTTATCGAGCATGAATCTAGTCTCCGGTCTTTCAACTATGTTAGATTCAAACGGAATCTCAAGAGATCCAAATAGATTCATCTGGTCTGGATTCTGCTTTCTAAAGTAACTTAGGTACTTAGAAGACTGGGCTACAAGATCGGCTCTGGCTTGGTATGTGTCGCCTTTAAGTAGGAGGTCGAGTGCTCCCGAGTAAACCAAGCTGTCCAAGCTTTTTGAACTCATTGTCACCTTTGAAAACAGTTCGGTAAGGTTCTTGTATGGAGGAAAAGGCATCTTCCTCTCGCTTTCATTATTGGGGTTTGGCATTCTTGGAATTTCTTCTGCCACGATAGTACTTATATTCTGTATGCCAGAAAGACCTACCCATATCTGACCATCCCTTACCTTAAAGTTTGCAGAAGACTTTTGTACGGTTGGCTCAAAAACTTCTACGCCAAAACTCTTAGCATCTTCGATAAACATCCTTACGTCATCAAAGTTGCTCTGCCTTATTTGCATCTGGGCGGCAAGCAGTTCTGCGGTGTAGTGGGCTTTTAACCATGCTGTCTGATAAGTAATCATGGCGTATGCTGCCGCGTGAGATCTGTTGAAACCGTATCTTGCGAATGTTTCAATCTGCCTCCAAAGCTCTTCAAGAAGCTCTAGAGAATAATGCTTGGCTGAACCTCCCTGCATGAAAGTTTTCTTCTGCATCGCCATTTCATCTGCTTTCTTCTTCCCCATAGCTCTACGAAGTAAATCTGCTCCGCCAAGCGTGTAGCCGCAAACAACCTGAGCAATTTCCATAACTTGCTCCTGATACAGAATGACCCCATAAGTTGTTTTTAGTATGGGCTCAAGATCTGGGTGCAAGTAAGTAACAGGTTCCTTGCCGTTCTTTCTCCGGATGTAGACTTCATGCATTCCAGCGTCCATCGGTCCAGGTCTGTACAAAGCAACCGTTGCAACAACATCCTCAAACTCAGAGGCGTTCATCTGGCCTACCATCTGAGCCATGCCGTCCGAAGACACTTGAAACATACCGATTGTTCTACCAGAAGATATGAGTTCAAATACCTTCGGGTCGTCTAGAGGTATGTTGGACATATCTGGGACAGGCTTTCCCTGATTGCCAATAAGTTCCAAGGCGTACTGAATGACGTCTAGTTCTGCCAATCCAAGAAAATCAAACTTTACAAGCCCCATCTTCTCAGAGTCATTCTTATCTAGCTGTGAAACGTACCGTGTGATGTTCTTGCTTTCGTCTTTGACATTGATGGGAAAGTCTTTGCCTTCCGTATCCCAAACGGGTACATAGTCAGCAAGGTGTCCGTTAGATATAAGAACACCAGCAGCTCCACGGCCAACGCTTCTGTAGGCACCCTCAAGTCTAGACGCAACGTCTACTACCTTTCTCCATTTTGGGTTTCTTTTAAGCTCATACTCCAGCTTTTGGTATTTTGCTGGAGCTGTCTTTTTTACCCGCCCCTTCTCAAAAACGTCTGCAATCTTTTCGGGGTCATTCGGAGGTTCGGGCAACATCTTGCTGAAGCGATCGCTGTCCTGAGCCGATACGCCTAGTACACGCGCGCAGGAGTGCCATGAAGACCTCGGTTTAAGTTCGCTGAATGTAGCTATCTGGCATACAGAATCCTGCCCATATCTTTCTACAACATACTTGATTACCTCTCCCCGACGAGACATACAGAAGTCAATGTCAAAGTCAGGCATAGAGACACGCTCTGGATTGAGAAAGCGCTCAAAGAGGAGATTGTATTTAATCGGGTCTAGGTCTGTGATACGCAAGCAATACGCCACCAATGAGCCAGCGCCAGAACCTCTGCCGGGTCCAACGGCAATGCCTTGGTTGTGAGCAAAGTTAACAAAGTCCCAGACAATAAGGAAGTAGCCCGGAAATCCCATATTGCTAATTACGGAAAGTTCGTATTCAAGGCGATCTTCATACGTTTTGTCTGCATGAGGGCAGCGTATCCTTAACCCCTCATAAACCAGATGTTTGAGATAGGCGTATTGATCAGAAAACTTTTTGGGAATCTCAAAGTCAGGCAAAAAGTTATTCTGAAGATCTAGAGACACATTACACTTGAGTGCAATCTCTTGAGCAACCTCATCTTCAGGCATCGGTTTTAGCCACGCCTCCTTGATGGTGTGGTAGTTCGTGTTGTCAATACTTAGTCGTCTCTTCAGCCTATCGCATATGAGAACTGACTGTAGCTCAGCGTCTTCTCGGTTCAGGTAATGAACATCATTTGTGCGAACCTTCTTCACTCCAAGTTGGTTAAGAACTCGATTAACCTTCTTCTGTTCTCTGAGTCCGTGATCGATAACCTCTAGATAGAAATCATCCTTATAGGTTTTCTTAAGTTGATAGAGGTGCCGATTGAGTTCATCTCTATCTTCTCTCAAAATAGATACGGGTATGGCACCCATGAGATCACCACTCAACGCAATGACACCGCTCCTGTGGCGATACAGGTCCTCGTATGACTTGTCGGTCGCGCAAAGGTGAAAGAGGTTTTTAAGGCCCTCTTCGTTCTTTGCAAGAAGCGTTAAGTGATGATTCTCATCAGTTGTTACTTCAACTCCATATATAGGTTTAACTCCATTAGACCTGCATGCATAGTGATGTTGAACAATTCCAGACATGGAATTGTGGTCAGTGATAGCAAGCACGCCCTGAGATGTATTACTCGCAACTTTCCGGGCCAATGACTTCGAGGCAGGTAGAGCGTCCCCAGTCGAGTGCTTCGTGTGAACGTGAAGGTGAATCATCTTCTTCCTCCTCCTTCTCTTCTTCTTCCTGAAGTTTTAATATCTCCTCCTCAATACCACTGAAGACAATATCATTTGGAGGGATTGTGTAATCCCAACCTTTGACTTTATAGCGACGCAACAGTTCAACTAAGTGAGATACGGGGTATGCCTGAATAAGACGGTCAAAAAACTCAAACATGTATTCAGGAATATCTTCTACACCCTCCCTCTCTGCCATCGTGACGATAATGTCTCGCCTGATGTCTTCTGTAGGAAGAGGCATCTTAATTATCTGGTCAATCCTACCCGGTCTTCTGAATGCATCTGGTAGTCTAGATTGGTCGTTAGTACTCATGAGCGTAACTGGAACATGGTAGTGGCTGTCCTCGAAGAGGAACAAACTCGTCTCCAGCGCTCGACTGTTGCCTCGATCGATGTCATCGATGATAACTAGAGTGGGTTGAAGTAAATCAATCAACTCCCTCCAGTCCTGTCTTGAGATGTGAGTCAATACCTGGTTTGTGATGACGATAGTTCTCTTAGATAGAATCTTATGGGCATTGGCACATAAGGTTGATTTACCTGTGCCTGGTACTCCTTGAAATATAATGACCCTTCTGACTCCGCTCTTAATATACTCCTTTAGGCCCTCAACCTCCCCAACAAGCTGACCTTTATATTCCTTGTTTTCGAACTGGTGGCCCATAACGATAAATTCATCAACATCGCTATCAATGATGACGCTCTCGTTCTTGCTCCAGAAGAGGTCTCGTATACCTTCATACGCGAGATTCTTTTCTGGCGATGGAGGTATGTGAAGTTCATCAAACTCATACTCATCGCCAGATATAGTAATGAAAACAGAGCCGCCATTCTCTAAGGGTGCCTTGCAGAGTCTTTTGTTGGAGCTTTCTATCTCTACATCGAGATCTAACTCTTCCATCAAAAATTCACCCACCCAACACATAGAGTCGGGAACGTCTGACTTAAAACCCTTCTGATGTAAAAAGTTATCAATGGGGTCTACCCTTCGAGCATCTTTCTCAACAAGACTTTCCACCACATTGAGTGAAGACTGAACCCATGTGTCGGGCTTATCAATGTCTAAGTCTTGTAAGGTTCTACTCCACTGGCGAAACTCTGAGATTAGCGGCTCAACTTTTTCGTATACTTCTCTTGGTATTCTCGTTCGGTCGACAATCACTTTAGAAAGCAACTGCTCCAAAATAAGTGCAGGGATTTTCATTCGATCGATTCCTCTCTTGGGTATTAGTACGAAAACGAATGCAGTGTATATTCTAGCCGATGTCCAGACTCTCAGTCAAGACTTCTTTTTAGTGCTTATGTGTTTTGAGAGGATCTCTCTCATCAGCTGAGCGGGTGACACATCCATTCTTTCAGCATACTCACATAGCCCCTTCATGACATCTTCGTCAAGATAAATCTTGACTCTCGGTGCGCTTTTTTCTGGGGGGTCCTCAAAAACAGGACCTTTCATAGGGTAGATGGGTTTCATAGGGTGGGTGGGTTTCATAGGGTGGGTGGGTTTCATAAAAAAAGGCCGCCACAAACCAGGAGGAGGAAGTTTGTGGCGGCGGGACCGTAGAATATCCTACGGTCATCAAGAGAACAAGATATTAACATGAACCCTATTCTATGTCAAAAAGAAAAGTTATCATCAACCTTGACGGAACGAGCGTCTACTTCTGCTGTAAGTTCGATAAGAATTTGATTACCTTCCTCAAAGGTAATTTTATCAAACTCCTTGCCGGTTAGCGCAATGGCTCGCTCTCTTGCAGTCTGTTGGTCTTCGCCCAATTCCCAGGCTTGGTCCATAATATCTTCTACCAGCTTATCGTGGGCGGGTAGATTGAATGCAAGTTTTTCAAGTGTTGCTTCAAACGTATCGGGGTCATCCTTGTCGTAGATACCACCGATGAGATCCATGATCTGCCCCTTGGCGGTGTCGTACGGAATATCCCATGCGTTCTGGTAGATCTTGCAAGCCTTGGTGATACTTTCAGATGAGAGATCATCACCTTGACCCATTCTCTGGAGTTCCAAGAAGTAGTCGTGATTGCTCTTATCCTCTCTCTCTGTGACCTGAGCCTCTTCCTTCTCTTCCTTCTCAAGAAGCCCGTGTTCTTCGAGTTGAGTGAAGATGATTTCAACGGTGCCCTTACCGAAGCCTTCTACCTTCATAAGCTCGTCGGCTGAGTACGCCATAAGATCCTCAACTGAAGAGAAGTGGTCGTTCAGGAGATTGTAGGCACGAGTTCCACCTCGGCCAAGTTCAGTTAACCCCATGAAGTCAAAGGCGTCGGTCTGCTCTTTCTCTTTCTCTACCTCTTTCTCTTCATCATCATCTTCCTCGACTACCTTCTGTGGCTCCTCTACCACCGCTGCAGGTCTTGCTACAATATCATCTCGATTCTGATGGATCTTATCGTACTGTTTGAATACGTAGATCTCAAAGGGAAGCCCTTCTTTTCGGGCATTCTGTTCTGTTTCTTTCACAACTTCTGGCGACATCAATTCGCGTGGATCAACTTCGATTTTCATCTTTCCTCCAAGATTTATAAATCTCTTGACATGCTGCTGAAATGTTCTCTTGCTCTCGCAAGAACGAATTTACTTCTGGTGAAATGTTCACCCAAATATACGGCTTCGTTTTTTTGGATGATTGGTACGACCTAATATTTTCCACAAGAAGCCATACCTGCTCCTCCTTGTGTGCAAAGTTCATTAGGTATCTAACATAATCCTCCGTAACGCAAGCGTATTCTGACAACACCTTTACCGACAACCTGTTGTCTTGTATCAGCTTGGTTAAGTGCTGAGCAACAGGGTGTCGACGGCTTATCAGTATATGCATTATGCCTTTTTTTGCAAACCCATTTAGTCCACTATGTGGTAGGTTGCGCCATCCGAAATTACTGTTAGTCTTTGGTATTGAGAGGGTAGCAATACGCTTCCATCGCCATCTATACCGGAACCGGAAATAACTGTCAGGTTATTTCCGGTTCCGTCTACTCTCTTGATTGTTATCCTCTCTCCGTACGTATTACTCGGGTCATTAAGTTCAATCTCAATATCACCTCCAGAGCAATCTACCAGAATAAGACTTCTCTGATGATAGTTTGCTTCTAGAGTTGCCGTTCCAGAGAACTCTAAAATTAGAGTTTCATGCTTTCTTTGAACAACCTTATATTCTGTGCCGTCCGATATGAAAGACGCCGAAGCTCTTCTTGAGCCTAAGAAGAGGTTTGTATCTCCATCTATTCCGGGGGCAAATACAGTTGCGGTATTGTTGTCAGAATTTTTTTTGACTGTGATCATCTTGCCTTCTGTGTCGGCGGCAAGAGGTAGCGTGATGTTAATTGGAGAGAGGGCTGTATCTGCAAGAACTAGCTGGTTTTCTGACTGAGCAAGAGTGCCACTCGCGCTGACGGTAATAACATCTTTTGCAATGTGATGAAACATCTCTGTAGAGAAGTCTCCCAAAGCATCTCTTGTAAGTGTCTCTGTGTCGATGGATTGGTCAACCCCTTCAGCATCTACATAATTGATAACGTCAAAATTCTGACCACTATCCTTTCTTCTCTGAATGTACTCATTCAGGAAGTCGTCGATGTTAATCATATTTAAGCCTCCTAGCTTCAGGTGATTCTACAACTCTTTTATAACACTTCCAAGTACGGCACTAATCTTTTTCTTTTGAATCAAGAAGCCCATGCTGTCTGGGTTGTTATAGTCTGCGGCGAGGGCATCCCATATAGCAGAGGCGAGTGATGTGCTCCCGACATTATTCTGAATCGTTGCCAGAGCTTCCGCAAATGAGCCTGCCGTTCCAGAGTAATCGGCAGTCAAAGACTGCCAGATGGCAGGAACAACGACGTCGCGTATCCTGTCAATATCAGCATCGGAAATACCCTCGTCCGCTGCAGCTTGCTGGAAGACCCTGAAGATAGCAGATACCTGAGACTGGAAAGATCCAAAGCCGTTGTTGATAAATGGCGACACTCCTGTGTCCGTAACAAGGTTGCCGTCAATATTCACAACGTGATCGTAGCCCTCCCAGGATATTATTTTCCAATCGTTAATGAGGAACAGAATCACATCAACGAATAGCCCTTCCTGCGGCAGTGGCTGTCCACCAATAGCCTCGAATGCCGCATCGTATTTAATTCTCGTGGGTTGCTTGAATAATACTCATGTTAGCAACTATTTCGTCGTATAACTAAAAGTAATTACAGTCCAGCTTTGTTGAGCTTCGTATAATATTTTGGATCTTCTGTAAGGTGGTCCATCACAATCTCCCTTGCTTTTGATTTGCTATCGGTATGCTCCATCTCAACCCTTATGCCCATCCTTAACTGCTTGGAGTCAAAGTCATTTTGGTTCTTACCGTCTCCAAGACCACCCTTAAGTTCTTCTGCCATTTTGATAATCATTTTCATTATGGGTTCTCGTAGTTTCGGTCAAACCGTTGCTGGATAGGAATGGAAGCGTCCGCAGAGGGCACTGTAAAACCTTTTAGGGCAACGGGTTCATAAGTTACATTAATGATTTGTATGTTAACAACTGTTCCGGCAGATAGCGAGAAAGAAAATTCTCGGTTATCCGTTGTGCCAACTATTGCGTCTTCGATGCCTGCAAGTTCAGTCCTTGCAGATGTGGGTGAGGCGTTGTCATAAACCCTCACCTCTGTATTATCTCGAAGTCCTGTTAGTGTAACAGAGATGTTGTTATTGATTGTTGTTGATGCGCCCGCACCGTTTCGAACGGTAGGGGTACCGCCCCCACCCCCAACGTTAAGAGTGATAAGCCCACCGGAGTTATTGTAGACAGCAGCATCGTTTGTTGTGTCTGCTCCGTATCCAGAAAAACTATTACCCGTAAAAGAAAATGTTCCTGCTGCGGTGAACTGAATAGCGTGTCCGTCTGAGAAGCTAAACGATGAGTCATCAATGTCAGATGTATCATCGGACGTAATAAACGCAACGCCGTCTGCGGTGTTAGCATCAATAATGGAGTTTCTTTGGAAAGCCGCTGCGTTATTGGGGACAAGACTTGAACAATCAATGAACTGAGAAGAGATTGTCTCAACAGTAGTGTTATCAAGCTGAAAGTCTCCACCGTGGATAAACGTACAGCCATAAAAAGCCACTAAGTCAATATCAGCACCGTCTGCATCCAAAAACCAGCGAACCTGGGCGGGTCCTGCCGTAATCGTACAGCCCTGTGCGCCGGTGGCGGCTGCGCCTGTTCCAGTCTTAATGCCAAGTCGAACGTTTACGGTGCCTGTTGCGGCACCAACAATATTGATGCCATACAAATCTGCTGGGGCAAATTCTTGGTCAGCCCACAAAACAAGTGCGTTGGTGTCGGTGAAAGCATGCGTTGTGGCATCATTGATACCGATCTGAATGGGTGCGTTACAAACAAAACCACCCCCAGCGCCAGCTCGGGTGAATACGCCACTTGCATTTCCTAGTTGGGTGAAGAGGTCGGAGAACTTCCAATCGGTCGCTCCGCCGTTTCTACCCTCGATACGAATGCCGGGACTGCCGTCAGGAAGCCTGTACATGGCATCCATCCAGGTGTTATCAGCCATTCTGGGCATGGTACCACCCGTGATACCCGCCCAACCTACACGCTGAATCGCACTTGTTGCTGGTACAGTGCCGTTGGTCCACCCGTTTGTTACTGCAGTTGAACGGGCTCCTTCAATATCGACCACGAACGTAACCCAACCACCCGCGATAGCTCGGGGCCACGAGTCCGATCCGCCAACATACACCTCAAACCAGTTCGATACCGTCGCACCCGTAAATCTGATTCTAAAACCACCAGCCGCCTTCGTTGCCAAAAGACCGACGATACCGCAGTTGATACGAATGTAAAAAACGTTGTTTGACCAGTTTTGAGCAGACCCCGCGTTATAAAGCACTCCATCTAAGCTGGAAGAAAGATACTCCGCAACCGAGCCCGTCCCCTGAACAAAGATCTCTGCATCGAGCGTGCCTGCTGAGCCACCGCCAAGATCTACATATACATAAGGTGTCACAACATCTGCTGCGTGAATCAACGTGCGTTGGTCTGTAATTTGGTTAGCCATTCTTCAAGCTCCTGTCATACAGAACAATGCCCGCGCTCACCCATGAATACATCTCTTGGTAACCATCAAGAGGGATATAGACGATATGGTCGGGGGGTCTAGGAATAAGATCGAGTTGAAAATGAACGTGATCGGGGCCGATGACATAGCAGGCGTTTTCGGGGTGTTCAAAGTCATGAAGACTGATCTCCCCCGAAACAATATGCCCATTCTTAGGCGCTAATAATACAATCTCCACATCATCAGGAATGTCGTCGTAAGGTATAACTTCAATTTCTTTCCAATGTGAAACCAGGTGAGCCCACTGATTCTCAGTATGTCCACCCCGCTCGTGTGAGTGTGCCAAAAAAATCACATCATTTCCTATCTTCCTTGGAAAAGACTTGTTAGTTTATTCTTTTGGTGCTCCCTCATTGCGGCGACATCTCTCTTCTTTCCGTATGCTCTAGATACTGGATTGTCGGCGCTGTTTCCCGCAGCAGCGTATGCTTTGTAGTGTTTTTGTCTTGCTTTTTCTAGAGCGCTATCCGTCCGCTTATTGTCCTTTTTGTGAAATCTGGATACAGCCTTACCTCTGCGCTTGGCTTTGATTTTATCCAGAAGTCCCGCTTTCTTTTGTAGAGCTTTCATTTTTTTCCTTTTGTGTAGTTTTAGACCTTAAGTACCACTAATTGTAGCAAGTCTGGCAATTCCAAGTTCAGAAAGAGTAGGAACGGCCAGTTTAACTTTTTCTTTCTTCGAAGGAGGTTGTCGTAATTTCTCTAACCTGTCTCGCATTGAAGATAGTTTATACATATCAATTATACCGGACTGTAAAAAATATCAAGTAGGTTGATAGCCTTCTTCCATCAACTCTTTTTTACGCCTAATGATTCTTTCAAAATCACGGACTCTATCTTCAGTTTCTCTGACATTATCTCTAAGTGTTTCTAGAATTTTTTTAGAGGAGTCCATTTGCGCTTCGAGTGTTTCAAACTTCTGGTTGAAGATTTGCTTGTCAGTCCAACCTGCCGTCTTGCGCTCAGTCTTGCCTTTTCCAAGGTCTAGACGTGTTACTTTCATGAATAATCCAAGGACTCTCTACTGTCCAAAATATTGTCAAAGTTATTATTGCCATCTGCCCACTCAATGTGAACATTATCGCCAGATGTTGTTATTCTTTGTATCTGCCACACCGAGGCGCTTGAAATAGAACCTGGTGTAGCTTTGCCTATGTATGATACATCAAGGTTTATACTATCAGCAAAATAATAAAT